AACGACTCAAGTTGTAGAGGCAGCGCCTGCGCAACCAGCTTCCATACAAAGTGCTAAAGAAACTATTGCTCAGCGGAAAAACAACTCAAAACAAAGAGTACGTAACATAATAGAACGCAGTGGAAAGTCAGGCGATCCCATGCTTGACATGATAGCTAATGCGGAAGACCCGCAAGAGATACAAAATTTTAAAATGCAAGAACAGTTAGAGCAACCAATGGTAAGCTCTAAAGATATAGAAAAAGGCGATGTGACAATGCCTGAAAATATTGACTTCAATGATAGATTAGAGAAATTGGGGATTGCTTAATGTTTAATGATATTAAAAAAATGTTACTAGATCCATTAGAGGAAGCAGTAAATCTTTCCCCTGCAGAAATAAGAGGGCGCGTATATCCCGAAGTTTTAGTTACGGATCTAGCACCAGAAGGTTTAAGGAAGGCTGCGGGGCCTGATAGAATTGCCTATTTGGTTGGGACCGAACCATTGCAAGTTGAAATCCCTAATGTGAAAGGCATTTATGAGGTAAATCCTTGTGACATTATCTTTGAAGCAGCAGGTGGGTATGAAAAAGCATTTAGAGCAGCCATGAAAAAGTATGGGATCACTACTCTGAGTGACTTGGATACACCCGAAGAGAAAAAAGGGTTCTATGATTTTGTAGATAGAGTGTGGCATTCCAAGGCAGAAAAGGATAGAGGCGAAGAGAAGGGAACGCATAAAGATGAAGGTGAGTTCACCGATGGGTTAAGAGATAAGCACGCACGTGACAGAGATAAGATGCGGGACGAAAAAGAAAGAGCCCGTGAAAAAGATCAACAGGCTGCCGAACAAGATCGTGAGCAGAAGAGTAGGGAAACTAATGAAGAGTTGCCTTTGTATAGTGATCACCAAAAATCACACAAGGAAGGCAAAAAAGTAAGGAAGGAAGATTTACCACTTTATAGTGATTATGAAAAACAACATAGAGAAGGTAAAAAAAAACTAGAAAATAATGTAGAAATTGCAGAAGCACGTCCTCGTCCAAAGAAGGTTTCCAGAGGCAGCGTAAGAGGTCCGGTCGGTGTAAATTATCATGGTCGGCCTTTTCGTTTGCTACCTAAAAAAGTATACACTCTTATAGTAATGAAGTCTAAGAAAGAAGGCGTGGAACCGAAACTTGGTCAAAGTAATACGGCTAATATGTTAGTACTACAACGCATTTATAATTTAGGTCCGAGTGAAGTAGCTACAGCAATGAAGCTTGCTGCTCTTAAGTTTGGTCCCGATGTATTTTTAACCGTAGACAATGAGGACGGCAGAAGAATAGGTATTGGATATTCAACAGATGATAACTCCATGAAATCTATGGATAAGAGAATCCAACAAGATGATCTTACGTTGCATAGATCAATTAAGGATAAGTTGTTTAAGTTAATATTTGGCAGGGAGTTGAAAAAGAAGGATGTTGAGTTTGATGTCAACGAAGTTTCACCACCTGATAGAAAGCACCAAGTTAAAGGTATCAAAAAACATATGGCTCAAAAGAAAGGTAAAGATAAGATACCTAAGACATATGTAGATAAGAAGACAGGTAAAAGAAAAGAAACAAATCCTTGGGCCTTAGCTTGGGCACAATATGATAAGTACGGTAAACCAAGTTCTGGGCCAGAAAAAGATAGTAAGGCAAAGAAAAAAGTTCCTAAAAAATAGAAATGAGGTATGATGAATGTAGCGCGTAGTAATGACAACAGAAGAAAAGTAAGTGTGGTCTTGAGGGACGGAAAAGATGCTGGATCATTAGAGAGAGCATTGAGAGAGTTAAAAAGAAAGCTTAAAAAGGATGGATTTTATAAGGAACTACGTCGCCGAGAGTATTTTATTTCACCATCTGAGGAAAAAAAGTTAAAGAAAAGACGTAGAAAATCTATATCTGGTGAAGAACTGGTGTGATTTTGAGTATTTTTATTCATATTTATTTATAGACGTATATATCTTTATGCGTGTATACGTATGGAAATAATTTATAAGTGTTGAATGGAGACTTTAACATGGCAAGAGATATCGTATCAGAAGCCGTTAAGCAAGCAGAGGCCATGAAGGAGGCCGCTTATGAGAACGCCAAGAGTGTTTTGGTTGAAGCCATGAGCACCAACTTGAAAGCTGCTGTTACTGAGGCTATTGATGAAAAGATTGAAGATGCTGAGGTTGACCCTGTAGAGGGTGAGCAGTCAGTAGAAGAGGCAGCTGTTGAAGAGGGTAGCGATTACGGTGGTAACAAGGGCGATGAGTCCAAGTCCCGTCGCGACTTTGAAGAGAATGATGATGTAACTGAGGATGACGATGAGGAAGAAATCGCTGACGACGCCTATGATGTAGATGATGATGCAGGCGACGAAGAAGGCGAGGAAGATCTTGATGAGGTTGATATTGAAGAAGTCATTGAGATTATTGAGGATGATGAAGAGGATGAGGATGACGATGATGGTGAGGAAGTTGACATTGACATTGATGTTGATGCCGATGAGGAAGACGAAGAAGATGATGATGATATTGATGAAGATGAGGAATATGGTGGTAATAAGGGTGACGAGTCTCGTAGTAAGAGAGATTACGAAGCCGCTGTACAAGAGAACAAGTCTTTGAAGAAGGAAAACAAGCGTTACGCTAAGGCTCTTACTTTCTTGAAGAAGAGAATTGATGAGGTTAACCTTTTCAACGCTCGTTTGGCTGCGGCTAGTGATGTTATGAAGGCCGTTACCTTGACCAAGGAAGAGAAAGAGACAGTAGTTGAGCATTTTGATAGTTGTAAGAGCGTAAACGAGATTAAGAGAACATTCCAAGTTTTGACAGAGGCCTATAAAGCTAATGATAAAACTGCTAAGAAGGTTCGTGTTGATCGTCCAAATGTTCAGAGTGTCATTAGTGAAGAAACACAAAAGACTGAGAGTGACAGCCAATTTGATCGTATGGCTCAGCTTGCAGGCTTAAAGTAAAATATCTATTAGGGAGATATAGAATATGTCCAATGTAATTATGGAAATGACCAAAGAGTATAGCCCTGTTAATCAGAATGCTAGACTTGGCGGTATTATGGATAAGTGGGATCGTACTGGCCTACTGAAGGGATTGAACGAAGACAAGTCACAAGTCATCGCTCAGCTTCTTGAGAACCAGGCAGTCGAACTCCGCAATCAGATGTTGAATGAGGAAAGTCAGACAGCCGGTGTTGCCGGTTATAACAAGATCGCTTTCCCTCTAGTTCGTAGAGTTTTTGGTCAGTTGCTGGCCTCTGAGCTTGTTGCTGTTCAGCCTATGTCACTACCCAGTGGCCTCTTGTTTTTCCTCGACTTCAAGTTCGATAGAAATCATGGTGGTGCTACTTCTGGTGGTAGTGTTTATGGTAACCTACAGAACGGTGGCGCCAATAACAATGCATTGTTGCAGGGTGTTGGTGACGCTGTTGCTTCGGGTGGTTTGTATAACTTCGCAACCGCGGGTTATTCACGTAGATCTTTTATTCTTTCAACCGCAGCTCCTAGCTATTCAGGCGTAACAACCACTTCTGATCTTTTGGGTGGCGTAACTGTTTCGGGTTATAACTTCCCGATGTCTAGTTCCGCAGCTACAGATATGGGTGTTCCTATGGAGTTCCGTGTAGCTACTTCTGGTGAAGCTCGTGCCGATCAAGCCGCGGCACAGGCCGAATCTTTCCGTAGCCTTCGTGCTGTTCCTAGCTTGACTGCTACGCAGTTCTTTGGTGTTATGGACCCAAGTCTTACGACCGTTACGGGTACCAATGTTCAGATTTTTATGAATGTTTGTGGCCCATCCGATACTCCACAGGGTCCAGATCAATCATGGGCCGCAGCCAATACCACACTAACTGCTGCAGTTCTTGTTGGTCCCGCAATGACCAATATGAGTTCTGCTAGTAACGCTAGTGATGGTAGTAACTTGCTAGGTGATTTTGAGTCCACTTCAGCTATTCCCGAAATTAACATCGCAGTATCTAGTGTCCCAGTTCAGGCCGTTACACGTAAGTTGAAGGCTACTTGGACACCTGAGTTGGCACAGGACATCAATGCATATCACGCTATTGATGCCGAGGTCGAGTTGACCACGATCCTGTCTGACATTATCGCAACAGAAGTTGATCGTGAAATCCTTGGGTCGCTACTCGCTGGCGCTACCGTAAAGGCTGCATGGTCACGTTCTGTTGGTCGTTATGTAACGGCTGGCTCTGATGGTAACAGCATTGCAAACATCAGTGATCCTGGCGGTTATTCTGTCAATAAGGGCTTCACAGGTACACAGCAGGATTGGTATCAGACGCTAGCGGAAACGATCATTACTGTTTCCAATGAGATTCACAAGCGTAACTTGCGTAGTGGCGCTAACTGGATGGTAACATCCCCCGATGTTGCTACCATCATTGAGGCTATTGCTTACTTCAAGCCCAATGCTACTTTCGATCCTACCGAGGTTCAGTACTCGCTAGGTGTTGAAAAGATTGGTACTCTTACCAACAGATTCACTGTCTACAAAGATCCTTACTTCCCAGTAGATAAGATTCTTGTCGGTTACAAGGGTCCAGGCTT